CGCAAAGGTGTACACATACTTATTGTCTCTTTTGAACAGATAGGCATGAGTAGTAATGAAAGCGGGTTCCATTTTATTGAACTCGTCTTTTGAGGCGTGGGAGGAGTCCCCCATGATGTCGACCCAACGGATAGAATAAAAATAATAACGCTTGTTGTCAATAATCGCATGTTTATATTGTGATTTTTTTCTTCTCATCTTCTCCTAAGTATATAAATATATTATTATATAAATATATTATTATTGTAAAAAGTTTGTCTAATAGGGAAACTAATGTAACGTAATGTAACGTCAATGTAACGTATGATTTACTACATTTTTTACTTAAATAAGCATTGATTTTATTATCTTTTTTTACATCTGTATCAAAATGTAACGTTGTAACGTCTTTTTTCATCTTTTTTAAAAAAATATTTTTCATAAAATCTATATTATCTATTAAGGGAGACCCCTGATTCCTGGTTCTTGTAGAATTCATCCACTCTACGTAGCCATTGCCACACGTATTTATTGAATTCTGGGCCCTGAATCACGAATTTTTGAAAGTAATTATCTTTAGTGCACATCAATATTACTCCCTGATTTATTTCTGTACCATAAACACAGTTATGTGCCATAGCATATGCTGTCAGCTGCACAAAATAATCTTCAATCCACTCACGTTTCTTAGGCTTATTGCTTTGCTTAAAATCTATGATAGACTCCCGGTTCTCGTAAATTCCACATAAATCAGTAGCTCCTGCATAAAGTTCTGGATAGTACAAAGTCACCTCAGACCCCCATATTTCGTCCATACAGCCACGTAGACCTTGATCAAACACAATCTTGGCCATCTCCCCTGCCTGCATACCTACATCGCTTAAATCAGCGTGTTTCTCACCAAGGATATAAGACTCAATAATTCTGTGCATTATTGATCCTCTTTCGGCTGCTTGATTTTTAATATCATCTGCCTTTTTTTCGCCAACATTCTGCTTCCATCTAGCCAGACTTTCTTTCTTTTCTTCTGACTGAGTATTTGATAAGATAGTAGTTACAGATGGTAACTTATCATTACCTATATCGTAGTGTCTTTGACCCATGACTAGAGATCTAATCGAAGATGGGTAATCGAATCTCTTATTCCATTTTATCAATTAATCAATCCCCTTTCCTTAGCCACATCTCTTACACGTTTCATCTGTCTCAATGACATAGAACATTTATCAGAATTACATTTAGAACAGACAAAAGCTATGTTCGGCGCAACATACGTTTTTGTATTATCTATTCTATCAATAGATAGATTAGAACTTGTTCTTGTCTTCTGTCCATCTATTTTGTTTCTTACATAACTCCAAGGGTTAAAACAATATAGACATAGTCTACCATCACTTTTAGGAAACATATCTTTCATTTTTTGTATATGTAATACCATCTCTACCCAAAGACCTTCTTTAGTAATTAATGGGATTAACTTTCTTTTCTTTTGATATGATGGTTTAAACATATCGTTAAATAGATTAACTATAAATCCTCTTTCTGAATTATTATATATTATCATCGCTTTCTGTTTATCTTTTGTATGTTTGTACGGCATTATTTTTTTCTCCTTTTTCTAATAAAATTTTAGTCTCACCCATCTCAACGGTATGAAATCCAAAATAAGTTAATGCGTGAGCTATGGTGCTCATCTGATAATGTTGATGGTCATCAAATACAAATCTAGTACCATCTCTTGACCTAATTGCAAAAAACATAGCCTCTTCCAACACTTTTTCTGTGGTATGTGGTCCATCAAAAAATACAAAATCGTAAACATTCATCACCTTTTTTTGACCTCTATGATATATTGGCACTCCTTGACCAAAACAATTAAAGTATTCTGTGTCTTCTAATTGAAACAAAGTAAAGTTTTGATGATATTTAAACTCACTCATAAATTCCTGTTTCATGGTGTTTGAATAAGATGGTGTCCTAGGAGAACCATCAGGGTTGACTAACATCTCTCCCTTCTCATCTTTCCAGAAAGAATAAAATCCTTCTTTATGATCAAAGTGTTTGTAGTCAATATCTCCGTATGGATCTATACCTATGTGATAATTATTTTTATCTTTCAATACATCCATAATCACAAAACTTCCATAGCCACCTCTAACACCTAGTTCTACAGTTAGATAGAAATCTCTGGGTTTCATCTCTCCAACCCATCTTGCTAGCATCTTATACTCTTCGCTATCTGCTTTTAACATATTCTTCTCTTAATTTTATTTTGATCTCGTTATCGCTTTCTGAATATTTTTGACCAGTTTTATTTTTATAGTCATCACCAGCGTGGTGAGCAAACGGACCATTTTGATCTACATAATGAAAAAATACTTGTGCCATGCCATCACCTTTGTAGATACCTGGTCTTGAGTGTTGATGCACACAACCAGCATATAATATAGCATCTCCTTCGCTAAGATAAAATTCTGAGTTCTCTACAATCATAGGCCAGTCATCGTGTTTTTTTATATTAGCAGTCACAGATACTTCACATGCAGGCCTATCAGTATGATCTTTTAATGTGCCACCAAAAACGTAGTATCTCCAATAAGCATAGCTTGGAAATAATTTTAGTTTGCTTTCTTGTTCTACTCTTTTTAATTTTAAATCTAATATTGTACTCATGACTATGTCATTGTACCAACACGCAGAAAAAGATTGTTGATCGTCATACAGACAATTAAATTCATCTAGTTTTTTGTCTGCATATCTCTGCAAGAAATCTAGTTCTTTCTCATCAAAAAAATTTTTAATTAATTTATATTCTACTGTAGCCATGCAACTATACTATATCTCTTACCTTTAGTAATCGGTTGTATGCTATGTGGATACAAAAAATTACTTGGGAAGAATACAATGCTCCCTTCTGTTAGTTTTAATCTTTTTATCTCTTTGTTTTGTTGATCACCAAATATAAGATCTCCACCGGTGTAATCATCATTTAGATTCATTATAACACTTAATATCCTTGGAGTAAACGTGTGATTATCTGTGTGCAACTCATACTTACCACCAGGAGAATACTTTAATAAATCTATTTGATTTATCTTCATACTCTCCATTCTTGGAAATTTCATTTTATAATATGGATATAATCTTTGTATTTCTAATTTTATATAGTTCCAATAAAATACATCAGTCGGATTTTTAAAACCTATATGATACCCTTTTACATTACGAACACTTTTATCTTCACCAGATATTACAGATAAAGATTCTGTTGCTCTCTTATCTATAAAAGATTTTATTCTTTTTATAAAACTTTTATCAATTATATTTTTTATCTCCACTACAGCTTCTAGATGATCCATACCAGCTTGTATCCCTCCCTTCTTTTTTACACCATAAATAATGATTAAATAATATCGTAGTATTTAATGTCTTTCTTTTTTGCATGCTTCCCTCAACTTTCTTTGTAAATATTTTTTTTGTTTTTGTAACATTCTTATTGTTTCAATAAGGCTGCCTACAAGATCTTTTGTGTATATAGAAGTATTTCTATGCACAATACGATGAACTTCATTTACTTTTTTTAATGTTTCAATTTGTTTTTCGCTTGACATATATCTCTCCTTCACTTTTACATAATGTACATTGCACTATCTCTGTACTCTGGTTTGCCTGATTTTTTTTCATTAGCAAGTACCCATTCCCTCGACATTTTTGGCAGATCTGTTTCTTCATTCTTTATCCTTTCTAAGTATGTAATTATTTTTTTACGAGTTAGATTATGATCTAGTTCCGCATATTCACAAACACGATTAAAATCACGATTAGGTAGTTTGACATAATCAAGAGAGTGATAACGTCTTGAATCATAAAAATGTGGAAATTTTTTTATTAGTTTTGTTATTCTTATTGCGTCTTCAATTGCAACAATCAAAACATTTCTCCAAAGATTCTTTATCGGATTTAAAGAATCAGCTTCGTTTAGAGCTTTTAGTCCCAAGTCTGCCATTTAATTTCCTCGCTTTCTCGTTTATTAATATATCTAAAGCTTTTGCCCTAGATACTTCTACATCAGGTACAATTACCTTACGTATACCATCTAACTTCTCACAACTTTTGTGTGATAAAGCAACGGATTTGTATCTATTTATATCAGTCATAGTAATTCCTTTCGTTTGACATAGGTTAATATAGGATAATTATCTTATTTGTCAATAGGCATTTGTTTTAAAATTTTATACCATTCTTCCTTGTATTTAGGATTTTTGGTCTTGTTATATAGCCTAGCTAGCTCGTCTGCCTTGTCGGTTATATTTTTTAAAATCACGTTTTTCATCTTTATTCTTTCGTTTTTTATGAACACCTGGACGTTTACGAGGTTTTGGTCTTGGTATAAAATTTACAAACTTTCGTTTAGCCATGATGTTCTTTTATAAATGCTTTATCACTTTCACTTAATTTTAAATATCTAATTCTACCATTTATATGTTGTTTGGTGTCATGTCCACAATTTGTACATCTATAATATTCTGAAACAATTGCAACCAAAATAGATTCCTCTTGACACTGTTCACAATGACCATGCACTGTGTCTATATTTTGAAACATTTTTATAGTTTTATCATCTATAAAACTCATACTAAATCTGATGCCTTTCCTATAACAGGTTTGTATTTTGTTTTACCCTCTGACTTGTATGCCCATAGAAATTGTTTTCTTGGTTGGTCAGGTGTGTAGCTACAATGTATCCACCCACTGTTCGGCTCACCAGGAGTGTAGAACTCAAGTATGAGCTGGTCATAGTCCAGGTTCTTGTGAATCCAGTCAGCTAATTCTGCATTATCTGTGCCCATCACTTCGAAGTCTGCGGCCTCGGCCTTGGCATGCTGTGAATTTACAGAGCTACCTATCTTAATACAAAGTTGTTCGCTACGAAATCCTGACGTTACTTTTACTCTACCAAAGTGGTCACGTACCGGCTGTAAAATATTTTCACAAAGATCTTTTAATTTTTCTATTTGACCTGAGTTTGGATTGTTATTGATGTCTAACCTGATAGCAGTATCAGATTTAATTAATTCCTGAAGCGTGAAGTTACGACTTAGATTCATTATTCTAATATTAAAGCTTTGATATATTTTCTACCTTGGTACAACTCTATCTCTGCTTTACCCTTATAGCATTTGTAAGATACGGATTCAGAAAACTCTCTCTCCGCATGGCGCTTACCACGAAGACACGCAGCCATATTTTCTTGCACAAGGTGTTCTTTGATCTCTCCGTTTATAAACATCAAAAGGGCCACTACAGATTCTATCATAATATTTTACCTTTGTTTTCTCCTTGCTTTATAACATATTTTTGGGTACCATTCTTCCCAATTTCTACTTCTTTTTTTAAATCTTTTGCTAAACTCATAGCTTTATTCTCTTTGTTTATTTGTGCTATGTGATCTAATACTTTTTTAGTGATTCGTCCCGTTGCCATTATATTTCATATCCCTGTTTGCATCTTTTAATTTTTCAATATCTTCCAACACCTTATCCATTTGTTTTCTTAAAAATTCTATATTTACTTTATTCAAAGCCATTGACTCGATATGTGTATTAAGCTTATCTGTAGTCTTATAAAGATCCTCGATCATCATAAATTGTTCCGAGTCTGCTGGCAATGAACCTAGTTGTCCACGTGGCCATTTAATTCTGAACTCTGTATTCTCTTCAAGATCTTTCTCCATTATCTGTATACGTGTGTCTGCAACATTTAAACGTTCTATAATCTGAAAATAGCCCATGGTGCCGAGTGCCACGATAATTATCAAACTGGCAACCGTCTTCATCGGCATCTGCACGGCGGCCTCTTCAGAGATGTTTAAAGGTTTATTACTCATTTTTTGGTTTTGGTAGAGGAATTATATAATCTTTTTTATCTAGTTTCAATGGGGTGTCTTTAACTGGCCTTACAAAGATAGCCAGTAAACACAACAAAATTATCAGCACTGCTGTAAACCTGTAGTCCATCCTGGCTATCTCCCATGATTTATTTTATGATTAATGCTATTACTAAAACAGCAACAACAATTGTTTCTATTTTGTGATCTGTCCAGTAATGCATAACAGAGTTTTTTATTTTATTTAACATAATATCTTCTCCTCTTTGTGCTGACTCCCATTCTTCAAGATGTCCGCATTTACATTCTGGGCATTCTACTTTATCTCTATGGTTATGTCCACAAATACAAATCACTTTTTCTTTTCCTCAATTTCGTAAAAAAATCTATCAGTATCTTCTGTTCTCCATTGACTACTATCTTCTACGTTCCATTCGTTTGTTTGCACTTTCCAATCAGGTATATTATCTTTAACAGTAAAAGAAGGTATATCCCATATGCATCTATTATTTGGTTGAGCAGCAAAATTACCATCATCCAAAGCTATTATGTGTGCACATTTATGTTCATGTGGTACCTCTGAATGATCAGTGTCAAGTATGTTAGACTCTGGATGTGCAAAATCAATTGTAAATAAATATTTACCAGGATGCCATTTTTTATCCTTACCTATATATTTACCAGCTTGTCCATCTAAGATATCGAAAGCATGAACAGAAGGATAATAACTAAAACAATTCCAGAGCTGAAGCTCATCAAGTCTACGTTTAGGAACATCCTCAATCTTAAATCCACGTTGTATAAAAGCTGTAATAGGTAATCTATAAAAGATTGCACCATTTTCCATAATCGCATGCCATAAAATACTACGTCCCGTAAGAGCGCTAATACCAAAGACAATACAATCTTCAACTTCCCCATGATGTTTTTGTAAATCATAAAGATATTCTCTCCTTATCTGTGCATATATTACAGGAATGTTTGCGTTTAAGTAAGCCATAATTAAAAATTGTTCTTAACATATAATTTACCTAATTCTGGAAAATAAGTAAATTTAAATTCGTAATTATTTTCACTGTTTGTTGTATTTATTGCATCCTGGACACTATTGACCAATGGCTTACCAGCTAGATTAAATGAAGTATTTAAAAGCATTGGTACACCTGTTAGATTATAAAAAGCATTAATTAGATTATAATAATGAAAGTTTTGATCTCTTGTTAAAGTTTGTATTCTACAAGTATTATCAACGTGGGTAATACCAGGAATATCAGGTTTTTTAACTTTAAAAACATAAGACATAAATTTACTTTCAGTTTTTGATTTTAAATCAAACCAATCATGTGCGTGTTCATGTAAAACTGTGCCAGCCGTAGGTCTAAACCACTCTCTGTTTTTTAATAAATTTATTTTTTCTTTCGCATATTTATCTCTAGGATCGTAAAGAAAAGATCTATTTCCTAACGCTCTCTTACCTATTTCATTTTTACCTTGGTAAATAGCTACTATATTTCCCTCTGATATTAATTTAGCTACGTCTTCATATTTAACCATGTAACCTTTATTATTATTTAAGCAGTTGTAGTTTGGACTATCTCCTAAAAATAAAGTATTAATTTTTTTCTTTATAAATTTATTTTTATTTATTTCCCACAAGGCTGCGCCCATAGATATACCACTATCATCTGCACAAGGATCTACGTATAAATTTGAAACTAAATCTATTAATTTAGAATTTAAAACTGTATTTTGAAATACACCACCAGACACACACAAATTTCTTTTTTTATTTTTTACAATATTTTTTACATAATTTATTACAACTTCTTCTAGCCGTGTTTGTATTAATTTACTTAAAGCTGTAGTATTATTTTTGTAATATGGTAGTTGAATATCAAATATATCTTTTTGTATTGTTGTAAAATGATTAAATTTTTCAGTAAAAAATTTAAAATTATCTAAGTCATTATTACCATAGCAAGATAAAGCCATAACAGATCCCTCTTCTTTTACATTTAATATTTGCTTAACTAAAAGATACGCACTACCTAAACTTAACGTATTAATAAAATAATTTTTATTGTTTATATGTTCTTTCTCAGAACAATATACTTTAAATATTTTTTTATATTTATTTTTTTTAAATAGATACAAAGAGATAATTTCAGAAGTTGGATAATCAAAATGATCAAAACATCCAGCTCCATCTATTACAAATACATACGATTGTTCTAGCCCTGAATTAAAAAAAGCTGCACACGCATGATAAAAATGATGATCTATTTTATATTCTATTTTTTTGTATGTAATGTTGTATTGCTGTAATACATTTTCTATATGTTGTTTATCTGTTGGATAGTCTGAACTAGAGTGAACAAAAATAAATTTATCAATTTTTGTATTTGTGTATTTACGTAGAAGAATAGTCCAATTAGTGCTTTTCTTAATACCATCTAATCTTTCTGCTTCTTGAAAATATACTATCTCATTGTTATTTGTTTCACATATAGAAGCGTTGTGAGAATTTTGCACAGACAAAGTTATCATTTAATATCACCCCAGTTAGCCCCCGACTCGTAATCTACTTTGTTTGGCACTTCTAAATCTACTGCACTCTCCATAATATCTTTTATCTTTGCGGCCTCTAATTCATTTATGATAGAGAAGTCAAGTTCATCATGTATTTGTATATGTGCTGTTAAACCTTCTTTATATAATTCTACCATTGCTTTCTTTGTCATATCAGCTGCACTACCTTGAATTAATTTATTTAAAGCTTTGTATGTAAATGCCCTACGTGTTGGATTGTTATGCCAATAATTTTTTTCTTTGGTTACTTTACCATCTTCATCTACAATGAAAGGTCCCATCTCTTGTAATTCTTTCATACGTTCTTCGTCTTGCGCTGGAACAAATTTACCCCAGTCTGATCCACGAAGAATAGGTTCGTATTTTGGAAATCTACATCGTCTACCAAGTAAAGTTTTAATTTGACCTCTGCTTTGAGCTGCAGTCATTACTTTGTTCATTAACTGTTTAACAAATGGTGCTTTACCATGATACTTAGCAAACAATTCTTCTGCTGCATCTTTTGTTAAATCTAATTCATTCATTAATTTACCCTTACCCATACCATAGAATAAACCTAGATTAATTGTCTTTGCTTGTGATCTTGGTATATTAGCCATCTCAGCTACAATTTTGTGAAAGTCTGTTGATGGGTCACTCTCGTATGAATCTGCAATTTCATTTACAGATGGTAATTGAAACTTTAATGCATAGTGTGCTACAAGTCTTGGTTCCTGTTGCGAGTAGTCAAAGCTACCCCACCTCATACCTTCTTCAGGTATAAATAAACTTCTAATTAAAGGACCAAGTTCAGGATCTCTTGCAGGTATCTGCTGTAAATTAGGATTAGAATAACTAAATCTACCTGTAACTGTGCCACCATCATCAGATCTAATTTGATTTATATCTGCATGGATTCTACCCTTGTGTTCATGTTTTAGTATGGTGTCAATAAATGTTGTACTAACCTTGTTTATTTTCCTTGCTTCTGCTATCATACGGACTACAGGATGATTGTGATTAGAAATAAAATTTTTTGTAAATGAAGGAGAGTTGGTCTTTTCAGTACGGCTATAAGGTAGCTTCAGTTTATCAAAAACTTGAGCGATGCTTGCTGCAGCCCATATCTGAGGCTCTAATCCTGACTCTATTTTTATCTGTTGTAATAAGTTTTTTTCTTTTACTGCCAGTGCTGTTTTTAATTGATTGGCTTTTGTCACGTCTACCCGCACCCCTAGGAAACGCATATCGACTAGGCAAGGAAAAAGGTCAGTCTCTAAATCAAAGATCTCCTGCAGATGATCTTCAATAATAATAGTTTTTAATTTTTGCCATAACTCTAAAGTCAGTTGTGCATCTTGTTCTGCATACGCACCAACTTCTATTGCTGGTAATTTCCACATTTCAGCTTTAGGATCTAACCCTCTTTCTTTTGCTGCTTCTACTAATCTAGTTTCATTTTTACCTTTGTTTAAAAAATGCCAAGAGAGAGTGTTAAGTGTGTAAGAAAATCTATTTTCATCTATCAAAGACGATGCAATCATTGTATCTATAATTAAACCTTTGATATCAAAGCCAAAGTTCCCTCTTATCCAAGATACGTCATACATTGCATTGTGAAAAATTTTAGTAGAAGAAGAACTACAAATATCTTTAAACCATTCTATAACTCTTTTGCGTTCCATATTTGGACCTGTACCATGAGCTATAGGAAAATAACCTTTGTAGTGTTGAGTGGCTACGGCTATACCAATAATCTCACCATTACCAATTACAGATCCTGACCCTAATTTTTTTAAATCAGGATCTCTTGTTTCTAAATCAATTGCTATCTCATCTACATTACGTAGATCAGGTAACTCCTCGGGTTGAACCCATTCTATTGTTGGTAAAATCATTATAGATCTTTAATAAAATAATAGACTATACCAGCTCCGATAAATAAACATAACATGCTATATAAAAACATGCCTATTCCAAAACTAGCTGTCATTTTTTCTTTCTCATATCATTTATTTTTTTCATCTCTAATTGACAGTAATGCACTATCTTTTTTAAATCTTCTATTCCTCCCTTTCGTTGATAACGACAAACGTATTTTATAACGTTTCCTTGGAAAAAAGAAAGATCATTTTTAGAGATAAACTCATATGGTTGTATGGGAAATTTAGTATAATGATTTCCCCCTACTTGAGTATATTGTGGAAATGATTCTTTAAATATATCTTCACTTGTCATAGTTTATATCCTTGTCTGTTTATTTTTGCTTTTAGTTTATATAAGTTATTTTTTGCTCTTGTGATTCCTACGTACCAGACTCTATTTTCTTCGTCTGAATATTCTTCACTCTCTTTTATTGATTTAATAATTTTTCTACCCATATCTAAACAAAGTATTACATTGTCTTCTTCTCCACCTTTTGCTGCATGTATGGTAGATATGTATATTCTGGCAGGTTTATCTAAATCTTCTCCCTCATCTAACATATTTTTTATATATAATTTTTCTTTTTCGTCGGCTTCCATAAACTGATCAAACCAATCTATTGTTCTGTCAAAATAATTAGTCCCTAAAAATTCTTCTATAGATTTTTCTTCTTTCTCAGATAATGTTTTTTTATTTACCCAATCTGTATATAACATAGCTGCTTTGTATAATTTAACTTTATAACTTTTTTCTCTGCTAGTTTCAAAATACAAATTTTTTTTTTTTAATTCTTCTTTTATTTTTTCTTGTCTTGAAACTGTTCTTGTTAATATTAACCATTTACCTTTTGTTAAGTCAACCTGATTTATGTTTGATATAAATTCACTTTCTCCTTCAAAATCTCTTGGATAATATGTCTTGTTTTTTCTGTTAGATATTCTTTCTATTGCAATCTGTGATTCATCCTGGATTACTCTAGAGATTCTTTTTGAGTATTTTAAAACTTTTTCTTGATATGCTTCTTGATTAATAAATCTACTAACGTCTGCCCCGGCCCATGTAAATATAGCTTGATCATCATCACCAGCTAGATATATGTCCTCTGTTTTTTCTTTTAATACATCAAATAATTTCCATTGTAATGGTGATAGATCTTGAGCTTCATCAATAAATATTGTTTTAAAAGTTGGAAAGTCTTTGTCATTTCTCTTATCTATTGTTAATCTTATTAAATCATTGAAATCAAAAAGATTTTTTTTATCTTTGTATTTAATAAAATTTCTACTTATGTCTCTAAGTATGGGCCAATCTATAGATTTATCTTTCTTATGTAGATCATACTCATCTTCTATTTGTATACATTTGTTTTCTGCTTTTTGTAATATTTGAAAATAAGGATTATCACAAGTTAAGTAGTGAACTTCTTCTTTGTTATATTTATTTGTGTATTTTACTTTTACATTTATTTCTTCACCAAACTTTTCATAATGATAAGGTTGCATAATATCCTCCTCATTCATTTTTAAAAAATGAAAACAGAAAGAATGTATTGTTTGAAAGTATGGTAATTGTTTTTCATCTGCCGGCATTCTTTTCTTAGCAACCTCTGCAGCTTTTTTACTAAAAGCAAAGTAACCTATCTTATGTAATGGCACACCAGTTCTAGCGTAGGCCTTGGCTCTACTAATTAGTTTATGTGTTTTACCTGTTCCAGGTGGTCCAAAATATTTATAAATCATATTTAGATATATATTTTTTTAATTCTTTATCTTGTACATTTTCAGGAACCCTACGATTATAGAATATTTCATAACTGTCACTACCATATTTACCTATACCAAATAATTTTGTTGCATCTACACCGTCCCATTTAAGATAGTCCTCTGTCATTCTCCATATCCTGTTTGCTCTAACATTTTTCATGCCTAATTCTTTTAACATCTCTGCTATAGTATCTTTGTCAGATTCAAATATCTGTTCTGGTGTAGGAAATTTTTTAAAAAATTCTGGCAATACTTTCTTTACCTTTTTACGTCCTGTTTGATTTAAACATATTACACCTACCATATGCTGCCACACATTCTTAACTTGTTGTTGTACCATTAAATCATCTCTCATCATACTATATCCTGTTCGCTTTCAACGTTTATATCCTCATCTATATCTTCATCTTTCTCAAAAAATTTTAAAGGTATACGTAAAGTTTTTAATGGTGGAAAAGGTTTATCGTTTGAGTCTTTTCCAGGAAATCTTTTTGTGTGATCAAACTTAGCCTGATCTTCCGGTTTTTTACTTTTAAATAATGCTTTTATCATTAGTGATGTTTTTGCTGATGACTCTCTCCATTCAAATGTTTTTAGGTCATCATAAAAAGAACTATAAACAAAGTATGCATACTCTTCATCTAACAAAGGTCTACCACTTTTAAAAGATGTATATCTTTTTGCTTGTGGTTCATTGATATATCTCTCTAAATGTTCTTTTAATATATCTGTTGGATTAGTTCCTCCTGCAGGTTCTAGTATTTCTATCTTAGTTTCTTCAAATAAATTTTTTATAATTGTATAGAAATCATTTGCTTTTATAGTTGGTGGCACTAGGTGTGCCTGTTCCATCAACAATTGTCTCATTTCTTTTTGACCTTCTATCCTAGCTATATTTTTTGCGTGTATTTGTTTTGTTTGTCCTTTTTCATCTTCAACTGTAAAATACCACTCAGGTATAGGTTTAATATTTAATTTTTGTAACGCTGATAATTTTGGATACATAGCTCTGTTGTCAGATATAATTCCAAATTTTCTTTTCACACATTCTGATTTAACACACACAGGAGATAGTAAAGGATCACTACAAGTATGTCCTTTAGTTTCTTTACTCCAACTTTTTATTTTTTTGCTGACCTCTATGTCAGTCCATTTACTATCAAACTCAAAATAATTTCTTGCAGCTTCTATAATTTTATCTTGCCATTTGTCTGGATATTTCTTTTTAGCAAACACCATGTAGTTATATAAAAATCTATCTCTACCATCTTTCATTTTTTCTTTTGTTAATATTGCTAAACATGGTGGACCATCTTCAAACTCTGGCCCTCCTCCAGATATTTCATCATCAACAATTTTCTGTTGTATATTTTTTAATTGTTCTCTTGTCTGGGCATTCGCTGCTACTACTTTCAAAAACATTTCAATATCCATTTCTTCTCCTGTGGGCATCAATGCTTTTCTCGCAATAGAATTGTATGGTAGATTTATAAAGTTTCCATTTGTCTTCTCTCCATCTGCATTTTCTCCAAGTGAAGTTTGTTTTGGAAATATTTCTGTGCTTATTGGTAGTTTAAATAAAAATAAAACTTGTTCTAAAAAATTTCTTATTTCTTTTGCTTTTACAAATTCAGTGGTGAACACATATAAATGTAGTCCACCACTCTTCGATAGGACAGGTATTATCGGAAGTCTTTTATCTTGTATTATGTTTAAATAAAATTTTCTATCTATTGGATATTTATCTACATCAATCGCACCAAATCTTGCTAGACCTTCATCATTACAAGGTTGTATACCAATTGATTTGTCACCATTTAAATGATCTATATAATCTTGATCAGTAACTTCGGTTTGTGACCACTCATGTGGGTATCTTTTCTTTCCTGTTTCAGAGTCGATAAAACCTTCTTTAGTTTTACAAACTCCGTAATTACGCTGTAATCCTGTAAAATATTTTATGTATTCCTTCATCCATTCCTGTCCTAATTTCTAGAGGCGTCTCCAGTCTCCCTTCAACGCCTCCGTAGCTACATTGCTTATAAAGCAATTATATTATCTCTTTTTGTTTTGTATTTTCAACTTTTTCGTAACTAGGTTTTGTAGCACCCTTAGATACTTCCTGTTGAAGAGATTGGGCAGCAGTATAAATGTCTGCATCTTTTGCGTCAGATACATCTAACATTCTTACTAGAGAAGGTTTGTATACGTGCCAACTTTTATCACCCCAGTTTTTACCAACTGTTTTTAAGTTGAATATAGCTGAGTATGCTGCTGGTTGAAACGTGCCTTTGTCATCTGTCATTCTTAGATTAGAGATTAAGTTATTTAATTCTCTACCTGGTGTCAGATTAGAAGATCTCATAGAGATAACAGCTTTTCTCATTTCACTGTTATTGATTGACACTACATAGAAATACATAGTTTTTTCAACATAGTTACCATTTGGTAATCTATATCTACCATTTTTTTCTTCTGTAGCATCAGCTGGTATATTCATATGAACACCAACAGGAGCAGCTGCGCTGTCTCCTCTTTCCTGCCACTCTGGATATCTAGTTTGAGTATGAGCAACAACAACGTCTAGTCCTTGTTCTCCATCAATTAAATGTCCAAAACTTGCAGAATAGATCATTCCAGGTTGTGCACCTTTCACGTATTTTGCGTTTCTTGAATTACACTCAGGTGATAGTTGATGAAGAATTTTTAGAATCGGTGTTGATACGTCATCTGATCTTAATTCTTCAGTCCCCCTTCCTGAGTCAGCTCTTAAGCTGATAGTCTGTAATGCGCCTGCATTATTTTTTGCAACTTCTTTTTGCATTTTATTAACTCCTATTTGTTAATTGTTATTTTTTATTTGTTATACTTGTACGGTTTCCGTCCAAGGTGTTAAATAGTTCTGAAGGAATTTCTTTTCCTTTTTCTTTCCACTCCTTCATTACTACTGAAAGAGAAGCGTGATGAACACTCTCCTTTTGAAGAGGTTCATAACCACGCTCTCTTGCAAGGGTAGCATAAGCCATAGCCTTGTTATCTTCGTTTTGACCAAAGTTAACTGTGATTTCATTTTTCACAATATCACCTAAGCCATTTGATCGAAGCCATTGTATTGCCTCCTGCTTTTTATCAGCTTTAGCAGAAGCAAAAAACTTGTTTGTAATTTTTAGTTCAGATCCATCTTTTAGCTTTAAACTTTTTAAATTCATATCTTCCATTAATTTTGGAATAACTATAAAACTAAAATATTTTTCATCTTCTTTTAAATCTTTGACTCTGTCTTCTAATTCTTTAATTGTATTTTGGATTGTTTTTAATTTTTCAACTTCTTCAGAAAGTTTTTGTGGGTCAATTACATCGCTTTGATCCGGTGCGTCTTGTCTTAAATTTATCATAATATTTGCCTTTCGTAAAAAGCTATATATAGGATAATTTTAGGTTGTCAACCCTTATTAAAAATATTTATTTCTATTGGATAGTAAGTTTTCTCTTGTCTATCCCATTTCAATAATTTATACTTACCGCCCAACATATCAGACACTACTGAACAAGTAACACCAATGATAGCAGGATCACCTGAAAGTAATAAGTAATCTTCGGTTGTAAAATTTTTTAATTTATCTTTTATTTGAAATATCAAAGGGCCTGGTGAAAAAATCATTTGTGCTTTTGCTGGCAACATCACCTCAATTTCGCCATATTTTTGAGCACCCATAACATTATATTTAGGTTGACCGGTATCTCTATCGACAGGTATATCCTGAACTAAATAAACTTTTGCCATTGACTTTTTCCTTTTGTAATAATATATACATTTTTAGAAAGAAAAAGCAAACATGAACTATAAATTTAAAACCAAGCCATATGCACATCAATTAGATGCATTAGAGGCTTCTTGGGACAAAGAAAATTTTGCGTACTTTATGGAGATGGGTACGGGTAAATCTAAAGTATTATTAGATAATGCAGCTATTTTATATGATAAAGGTCTGATAAATGGTCTATTATTAATCGCACCAAAAGGTGTTTATAGAAACTGGCATGACTCTGAAATACCTACACACTTACCTGATCATATAGAAAAGAAAATAGTATTATGGAAAACATCTGATAAATCTGCAAAACAAAAAAATTTGTTAAACACTTTATTTAAAACTGGAACAGATCTTCACATCTTAATAATGAATGTAGAAGCTTTCTCATCAGGTGACGGAGCTAATTTTGCATATAAATTTTTATCTTGTCATAAATCAATGATTGCCATAGATGAGTCAACTACAATAAAAACTCCTACATCTAAAAGAACTAAAAGTATCTTATCTTTAAGAACACATGCAAAGTATAGAAGAATATTAACAGGTTCTCCTGTAACTAAATCACCATTAGATTTATATAGTCAATGCCAGTTTCTTGACCCTTGGCTCCTTGATCATCAATCCTACTACACGTTTCGTGCCAGATATTCTATTGCTAGAAAAATACAAGTAAATGGTCGTCAGGTAGAAATAGTAGTAGGATATAGAAATCTTGCAGAGTTATCAGAAAAAATAAAACCATTTTCAAAAAGAATATTAAAGGAGGATTGTCTAGACCTGCCTTCTAAATCTTATGTAAAACATTATGTTGAGCTTACTAAAGATCAAAAAAAGGTATACGAACAAATGAAAAAAGAAGCGATTGCATTTCTTGATGGTAAGATGCAATCGTCAGCTACAGTTATGACTCAGTTGATGAGATTACATCAAATAACTTGTGGTCATTTTACTGCAGATGATGGTACTATAAAAGATTTACCATGTAGTAGATTAAATGAACTAATGACTATTCTAGAAAATGTTGAGGGTAAAAGCATTATATGGTCTCATTATACTCATGACGTAAGAAGAATTATAAAAGAGATAAAAAAAGTTTATGGTGATGATGCTGTAGTAGATTATTACGGAGCAACAGATGCAGACAAAAGACAAATAAATATAAAACGTTTTCAAGAAGATGATAAATGTAGATTTTTTGTGGGCACTACACATACAGGTGGTTATGGAATTACTTTAACCTCTGGTAGTAATATGATTTATTTTTCAAATGGTTATGACCTTGAAAAGAGACAACAATCAGAAGCACGTATTGATCGTATAGGTCAAACAAAAAAAATGACTTACATAGATATAATGACACAAGATACTATTGATGAAAGAATAGTAAAAGCTCTACGTAATAAAGTTAATATAGCAAATACTATTATGGATGAAGGGTATAGAGAGTGGATTTAAAGGGTTGATTATCTGTAGAACAAATAAATCTTACAAAGATATTATGCTTATTAATTTCTTCTCTACCAATCTCTTCCATTTTTTTGAGAGACTCTTGATAACCAAAAGTTAAACAATCATATTGATCATTAAATGTTGTTTCCCACTTATAAGGTGGTAAACAAGTGCTCGCAACTTGCGAGCAAATTATAAAACTTAAAATAATTTTCATTAAAAAAAGCCTTTATCCAAGACTTTCTCAAATAGCAGAAGTGATACCGCCCCTACAGTACCCAATAACACCCAATAGATCTTGTCTATTTTACCACCCAAATCGTGTATACCATCATGCATATGTTTAACATCTTTTTTTAATCCGGTAATATATCCATACAATGCGAGTATGTGTTCTCGTGTAGTTTTAGGTCTTAATTTATCTCCGTTGGGCATTATGCTAATCCTCTTTGTCTTAGACGAATTTGTTTCTCTTCGTCAGACAGTAATGCATTTTCTACTGGTGTCAATCCCTGGTTCATGTTACCTGGTGTCTGTGACGTTTGTATCACGTTAGGGTCTGGCATTTCTGTTGGTGGTAATGCAGACTGACCACCTGGGTCAGTATCTGGTAAAAAGTCATCTAACTCTAAATTAAAATCTCCGTATAAATTTTGTATTTCCATTAAATTTTTCATAGCTTCAAGTGTTCCTTCTGCACCTAAAAATGGATTTGGTTGTCCACCTTCAAATGCAATGTCTTCAAATCTTTGTTGAATTTTTTCTGATGGAAAGAAAGGTTTAAACTCACCAGACAATAAACTATCTAGTAATCCAGTTGGTATACCTCTTTTTTCAAATATCTCTTCTAATTTATTTGGATTAACACCTAACTTCATAGCATTTAACAAATGTGTTTGTGCTTCTTTTCTAACATCAAACAACGCTTTGTTTGCAACAAAGTATCTTTCAATTACATCTTTTGGTGTTTTAGGTTCACCAGATAACACACCAAACTTACCACCGGTAAATAATTTAGTTGCTTCTGATTGACCTTGTCTAAGATCATATAAATAAAATCCTAATGCTTTTTCTGGATCAACCTTTTCTAATCTAAAACCAAAAATACCTGCAAGCTCTTTTGGAACTTCATATATTGTAGGACCTTTACCAGGTATACCTCTTATACCTTTTATTGTTCTTTCAAAAGGTGCGGTTGTAGGTTTTAATGTTTTTATTACATGTTGCATACCAATAACTATTTGTTCACCAAGTGGTGTA